GAATTTGGAATGTCAAATATAACTAATTCTACTAAAACAGGATTAACAGCATCAACAGTTTATTATGTTAAAATAGGTATAGATGGTGCAACAGCAGATGAGATTTCAATAACAACAGATTCAAGCGTAGATACATTTGGTGGTACAAATGGCTTTATACAAAAACTACAAACTGCTATTGATGCCTTATATTATGATGCAAGTAAAAATAACTTTCAGAAAGGGGCAACAGTATCTATCGTAAACGGAGATTTAAGGGTAACCTCAAAACAACATCTTTCTACATCAGCAATAGCATTAACAGCAGGAACAAGTGGTTCAGATACAACAACAGAAATATTTGCACAAGCAATAGGTAGATTACCTGCTACACCTGAAGGTGCAGTATCTGCTAAATTACCTGATACTGTTATAACTAAAAATGGTATATCTAAAAATAATACTGCTGAAATAATGTATGATGATGGATTTGGTAATTTAAAATTTGGATCAGGGTCAACATTAACAGGTAGTGGCACAATAGATTATGATTCAGGTTCTTTATCATTAACAAATGTTGGTTCTTTAAGTAATTTTGCAATAAGTGCAATAGGATTATCAGGCTTGGCTTGTGGTGCTAATAGTGGTGTAAATATGCTAACTAAAGTTCAAGCAAGAAGTGTAAACAATAAACGAGATGCTATTATTAGAGTAGTGGCATTTGATTCATAAGGAGAAATAATATGCCAATGGGTAAAGGAACATATGGAAAGAAAAAAGGAAGACCTAAAAAAAAGGGTATGAAAAGGAAAAAATAGATGGCAATATCAACATTTAAATATGCAACATTATCAGATTTACATAGGATTTTTAGTAGAATAAATGATTATGATACTAAACGATCAATATATAATTTTGAAACAACAGGCGTGAATCATTTTTATAAAGCATATAATACAGGTAATATAGATCAATTATATTTTGATGGTATAGAAGGTACAGCAGTAACAGATGATCCTAATGCTGATTATGAATATAGATACTCACCTACTGTTGATTCTGTGGAAGTTTATTTATCTACTGCTGATCCTAATGATATACAAGTTGAAGCAGGTGCTGATGTTTCAACATTAATGGATGATGTATTAGAAAATGCAAGTCAAGAACTCAATACATTATTAGATGCACGTTATCCTGTACCTATTCCTAAAGCATTTTTATATAGTGCTGATCCTGTTAATGATACACCACAATATGACCCAATAATAGTCAGATCAACTTGCTATTTAGCAACAGCAAATCTCATTAGATCAACTGATCCATTAAGTGAAGAAGCAGATAAATTTTATTCTATGATAACAAATGAAAATGGAACAGGATTAATTGATGAAATTAATGCAGGTAAAAGAAAGTTAAATTTTGAAATAGACGCTTCTGATAAAAGTGGAAATGTAATTGAAGTAACCAATACAGGAACAATGCACTGTATTGAAACTTATGGTAATTATTCAGGTAGTTTATATGATAGAATACAAATTATTTGCACAACGAGAGGTGCTTACGGAATAGCAAAAGTAACTATTAAAACCTATGATGGCGATAAATTATTTGGTGCTGAATCTACCAATATAGAAATAACAGGTGGTTTACAAGCTATTGCAGGTGGTTTATTTGCAAGATTTCAAGGAAATGAAATGGAAGTGAATGATCGTTGGGATATAGAGGTAAGAAGCAAAAACTTACAAGATACTAATTCTCCAATTAAAGCACTACCAATCAGGAGAGGTAAAAAAATCAGAGGTAAGTATTAATGGCAGTTTCTTATGATAAAATAGGATTTACTTTAATAGAAAAAGGATTGAGAGATCATATAAATAATGATTTCAACAATGTATTTATCTCTCATCGTTTCAAATTAAAAGGTAATGAATTTATTAGAATACAATTATTAAATAGTTCAAATTTAATGACTACTAATGCTTTTGAGCAGAGAGAGTACAATGTAATGATTAGGTATTATTTTAATCGTAAAATTATGAGCGATAATATCAATCAAAATATTAAAAATAAAGTAGATAGATTAAAGAAAAAACTATTAGATAGACAAACAAATACAGTGAGTTGGACATCTTTAGATGTTGATAGTATTGAATATGATATACAAGATGATGAAAATGAAAATAATGATATATATATTGTTCAACTTGATTTAGTTTTGATAAACCATAACGCATTAAATTAAAGGAAGTAGATAATGGCAGATAATTTTTTTCCATCACAAGATGTATCAGTTTTTTTCGTACAAGAAGCAACAGTAGGTGTTGCTGATGCTGATGATGCAGGATTTACACAATTACAGACAACAGCATTTACAATACCTGAAGCATCAGTTCCTGTTGAATATTCAGGACAGAGATCAGGTGCATTTGTAACAACTGCATCACAAGGACATCATTCTCAAGGAACGAAAATGTGGACCTTTGAAACAACATTAAAAGGAACTATTGAATCAGTTTTATTAGCAACAAATGCTATATTCGAAGATGGTTCAAGTGAAGCAGTATTAAATAATGATTATACTTTTCCATCTGCCAATTTTAAAGATGGTGCAGGTTCTGCTAAAACTTTTGAAATACGATTTGAAAATGCAGGATCAGATGCAAGTAGCAATAATGTAATATGTCAAGGTTGTGTAGGAACAGGATTTACATTAACAGAAGATATTGGAAGTGAGGGTGGAGAACTTGTTTGCACAATTAGTTGGGCAACAGCTTATATGCCAAATAATACAACAGGTGCAGGAGATGCTTTGGGTAGTCCGTCTTATCATACTCAAACACCTAAAAATATTAGGGATTTAGATTTTGCAGAAACTAAAATAGATTCAGAACCATTAGTTGTTCAATCTTGGGAATTAAATGTATCAAGGACAATAGAAAGAATACATTTTAAAGATCAAACAGCAGGTAGTTTTAAGCCATTTGGATATGCTATGGTGGGTGGTTTTGAGGTAACAGGATCATTAACAGTTATAAGAAATGATGATGTTCACGATATGTTAGCTAAATTTTATGATGGATCAACTGTTAATATAAATATTGAAGAAACAACAGCATCAGAATTGACTATTAGTATGCCTAAATGCTATATAAATGAGCCAAGTATTGATAATGGTGGTGCAGTATTAACTGAAACAATACCATTTACAGTGGTAGGTGCAGATGATATTAGTTCAACAACAAAAATGTTAGGAATTACAATAGCTTAATGAAGAAAAACTTTAAAACTAAAATGATTGATATTGATTTACAATATCAGATGTTAGATAAATTAACTTTAGAAGGCGACAAGCCATTACCATCTACAATGTTATGGGTAGTTAAAAATTGCTTTGAAATAACTGATGAAGAAATATCTGAAATAGGTGCGTTAGCAATAGCTGATTTGGCAACAAAAGTATTGAACGATATATCGCAGGGTAAAAAAAAATAGCTGATGCACTTTTACGGATTAATTGTTGGATTAGTTTTAAGGGCGTAGATAAGTCGTATTTCAGCGATTTTCCCTATAAGGCACTATCACCTTCTAAAAAGGAATACATAGAGTTTAAGGATATAAATTGCGTTTATAAGGAGTTATTAAGGTGTTACAACAATCTAAAACAAGAATCATACAAAATGGGTAACGCTTTATTCTTACAATCAAAGTTTTTTGTAGATACTTTTAGATTAGTTGATAGGAAAAGTCAATTATCTATTAAAAAATATAATTACACAAAGCTAACAAATACACCACCTTATCCATCAATACAACAAACACCATATACATTTGTAGAAGATGCAAGTATAATAGATGAAGAAATTAATAATATACAAAAAATAGAATCAGAGAAAAATGGCACTACAAAATAATTATAATATAGTAGTAGGTGAAAAAGGTGCAAAAGCTACTGAAAGAAAATTAAATAAAGTAAATGGCTCTTTATCTTCAATGGCTAAAAAGGTCATTGGAGTTACTGCTGTTTATTATGGTGCTAAAGGTTTGATTAATGCTTTTGTAGGTGCAACTCGTGAAGCAGGAAATTTTCAGCAAGGTATTTTAGAAATAAGTACATTATTAGATGGTGTTTCTAAAAATGAATTAAAGAGAATGTCGCAAGGTTTAGCATCAATGTCAATTAATTTTGGACAAACTCTTGATGCTTTACAAACTGCACAATATGATGCTATTTCAGCAGGTTTTACAGATATTGCTGAATCACAAATATTATTAGCATCAGCTTCAAAATTAGCAGTAGGTGGTGTTTCTAATGTAGCTACAACAACTGATCTTCTTACAGGTATTTTAAATAGTTATGGTGCTGAAACAATTTCTGCACAAGATGCAAGTGATTCGTTATTTACTACTGTTAGATTAGGTAAAACTACTATAACTGAATTAGGTTCAAGTTTAGGAAAAGCTATTCCATTTGCTAAGAGTGCAGGATTGAGTATAGATCAGGTCGGTGCATCATTAGCATTAATGACAACTAAAAACATTAATACTGCTGAGTCTGTAACTGCTTTATCAGGTTTATTTAGGACATTATCTATGCCTACTGAAGGTGCGAGAAAAGCGATGGATGAATTTAAAATTAAGATAATTGAAACAGATGATGGTTCTATTGATTTAATAAATACTTTAAAACAATTTGAAAAACTTGACCCTGCTCAATTCCAAAAGGTCGCACCTGATGTACAAACTAAATTAGCATTACAAACTTTATTAGGCGATTTAGGAGGATTGCAAGATAATCTTGATGGATTTGCTAATAAAGCAGGTGCATCAGATACAGCATTTAAAAAAATGACTGATTCTTGGAATTTTCAAATGGCAAAAGCAACACAAGGCTTTGCTACAATGAGAGTTGCTATCGGTGAAGAAATTATAAAATCATTATTACCTAAATTAAAGGAATTGAATAAAGCATTTGAAGATATAGGTAATGTAGGTTGGGATAACATTGGCAAAGCAATAGTAGATGATTATGAACTTATTTTAAATCGTTTAGTTTCTATGACACAATTTGCAGGAAAAGGTATAGCATTAGTTATTGGCTCAAGCCTTGTTGATGCTTTTAAATTAGCATTTGATAAGATAGAAGTATTTGGTTTTAAATTAATTGATTTAGATATTAATACAAATAAATTGAGGGAGGATTCAGAAAGATATTTTGAGGCTGTTGGTTCTTTAGGTGTTAGCACTATTGATACGCTAACAAAAAAAGCAAAAGAAAATAAAGAACAACAAGACCAAAACATAGAAGGTAATAAAGAAGAAATAACAGGTATTAGAACTTGGGGAGAAGAACAACAGGTTACTTTTGAAAAAGCAAAAGTACCACAAATGGAATTTGTTAAAGGTTTAAAAATGAAAATGGCTATGCAAGAAATCTATAATAAATTCAATAAAAAAACATCTGATGAAGAAATTAAAAATGCCTATAAAACTTCTCGAAGTGTAAGGAAAACTACTTTAGAAGCAATTAGATCAAAACTTTTAGAAGCAACAGCAGGTGGTATAGCTTCTATTATGAAAAGTATTCCTTTTCCTTTTAATATAGCATTATCAGCAGGTATAGGTAGTATAATAAATAATTTATTTGATAAAGCAATATCAGCAGGTAAAGCAGATAAATTTGAACAAGGTGGTATGGTTGGTGGTAAAAGACATTCACAAGGTGGAACTATAATAGAAGCCGAGCAAGGTGAATTTGTAATGAGCAGAGATGCAGTTAGTAGAATTGGTATAAATAATTTAACTGCTATGAATCAAGGTGGATCAGGAACTACAATTAATATATCTGCACCATTACTTGATGATACAATCGTGGATAGCATTATACCTAAAATAGAAGAAGCAGTTAGACGTGGGAGTGATTTAGGTGTATGATATTAGATCAATCAGGGATATTTACACAATCTATACAATCTGATAATACTTCAATAATACCTGTTGTAGTATTTTCCAAAAACAATACAAATTACTATATTTCAACTAATTCAATTACAATGGATGGTAATTACTATGAGCCATTATTATTAAATATTCCATCTATTAGAGAATCAATAGATTTTGAAAAAAGAAATTTTAAAATAAGTAGTATATCATTATCTATTAGCAATTCAGCTTATAGTGGTAATAAAAGATTTAGTGATAATTTACCTGATCTTATAAATGCAGAATGCTTTGTTTATTATAAGACAACTATAATTAAAAATTTAAATAATTGTTTAAAAGTATATCAGGGCAAAGTAAAAAGAATGTCTCACGATGATATTGCTATTAATTTACAAATAGAAGATTTATCACAAGAAAATTTACATAAAGATTTGCCTTCTGAACGATTAGATACTGATTTAGATTATTTAGAAAAATATAGAAACAAACCTATTGGTATTGTTTATGGTGATGTTAAAAATCACAAGGTAGTAATATCTCCAATAGATAATGAATCAGATTATTTAGCATTAGTTGATAATCAAGATGTTTTTGGATATGAAACAAAACATCCTTTAAAAATCTCTTTAGAAGATAAATTATGTAATGTTTTAGAAAATACTTTAGATTCAGGTGCAATAGATCAAGATCAAAATTATGAAGGTGATTATGCTGAAGATGTTGAGCAATATTATATACAAGATGATAATAATTTTCGCTTGAATAGAACTGAATTTGATGGGCAATCTAATTATAATTCAGTTTCACCATTGGCACATAATAAGGCGTTTATAGTTCATAAAAATATTCCTAAAGATATAAAAATAAATAATAGAGTATATGGTGGTGCTAATTTTACGGTTTTCGTTAATGGAGCATCACAAGATATTCCTAATTATTATGACAATCATTTTAATGTAGAAAATCAACCTATTGAATTAATTAATAAATCTAATCTCCTTGATAATGATAATAATAACTATACATCAGTTACATCAACCAATGCAAATATTCCTGAATTTTGTAAATTATTCAAAAAATTTAATCTAAGCACTATTGATATGCAATATTTACAATTAACAGCAGATTTTGAAACTTTAGACCCTGATTCAATTAAATATATTAACATACATTCTTATCCTAATATTGCCTATAAAATATATGCAGATAGTTATTTTTATGAATTTGAAGGAATAGGAGTACCACAAGCAAGGGTAGTAACAACTGCAAAGAATCATATAAATCGATTAGAATATATGACAGAACAGGGAACTTCAATTGGAGATTTATGGAATTATGCAAGTAATCCATATTATAATTATAAGCATAATATAGGTTTAGATATTAATAATAATTTTCTTCACTTGATGAATAATATTCAAAATATATCAGTATTTATATTTCCTACAAATATAAACCAAATAAACCACATTAATAGCTTTGAAATATTGCCAAGATTTTTTGAATTTTCTTTAAATCATTTAATGTTCTTAAAAGAAAAGTTGTTTGATAAAGATTTTTATGTAGATATAAAGGGAAGAAACAGATCAAGTGATTGGGATTATAGGAAAATTAGATATGAAACTATTGCAAGTAAAGATATAGGAACAGATGTTGTTAATAATAATAATATAAAATATAGATTTGCTAATGAAGGTGCTTTATTATTAGAAAAAGATAGTAATTTTTTAATAGAAAAACTTTTAAAACCATCAGATGTTATACATCTTTTTACCAATACGGATGAATTATTTTTAATAGCACAGATTGAAAATATAGAAACTTATAGTGAAAATGAAGAAGAATATTTAATTACTATAAATGCTATTGATTATTATGAATTGCCATATTTAATTATTGATATTAATAATTATAACGATCAAGGATATTATACATCAAATGTAGATAATGTAAAAATTAAAAAAGCACAAGAATATATTGAACTTCCTTGTGATATTATAAAAAATTTATTAGAAACTGATATAGGATTTAATTTTGATACTATAAATCAAGATGAATTAGAATTGGCAAGAGAAGAAAGTAAAGGATATTATTTTTCTATAAGTCAAACAGAGGAAATTAATTCTAAAGAGTTAATTGAAAAGATAGCAAGGCAAAGTAAGTTTTTTCCTAAATTTAAAAATGATGGAACCTTTGGATTTAATACTATAAAAGATGAATATACAGGTGAAGAAGCTGAAAAAATAAAAATAAAAGACATTATTAATTATAAGTTTGACAGAACTAAAATAGATGATATTAAAACACAAGTTAAAATTATATATGGTAAAGATAACATAACAGGTGATTATTTAAAATCTACAAATTATATAACAGCTTCACAATATTTTGATACAGAAGAAAATCAATATTTAAATAATTATTATGGTTTAGAAGAAGATCACAGAACAAGTACATTAGACTTTGAAGCTGAATATATACAACAAGAAGAAACTGCCATATTATTGAGGAACTTTTTATTATCTTGGTATGCAAATCAACATAATATTATTAATATAGATTTACCATTACAGTATATTAAATATGAAGTAGGTGATATTGTTGAATTTGATGGATTAATTAATAATTTAAAATTATATGGTGAAGATTATACAAGACCAAACAATAGAAATGGACAAGATATTTATCCGTATTTTATGGTGATGCAAACAGTAAAAAATATAAATAAAATTACATTTAAATTAGTTCAATTACATAAGAACCTACCTATTGAACAACAAGAACAAATAGAATCAGATTTAAATACTATTGGTGGTAAAATACCACTTGAACAAGAAATGGATACTGTATTATTAAAATCACCTAATTTAGTTTCTGCTGAAGATATAATGCCAAGAACAGAAGCTGAAGATGATGATGGGCAAGATACAGGTGGGAGTGGTTATTAATGTTAAGTAATTTTCAATATTATTATGGAGATGGTACTTTTAGCGTAGAATCTAATGGCAATTTAAATGGATTGCAAATTTCTTTTACAGGAAATCCAACAATTAAACCTAAATTACCTGAAGGTTGGAATTATAGATTAGAAAGATTTATGTTGATTATATGGGCTTCTGATAATACACCTTTAAATTTTGAGGTATTTGATTATACAGGAACTTTTAAAATTAATAGAGTATTAGGTATGGATTTTAATAAGAATAAAATAACAGGTACAGGATATAATAATTATATATCTTATTGGAATGAAATTGATGGCTTATGGGAATCATCAGGAGAATATGAAAATTATGATAAGAGTTATACAATATGAAATTAATTAAACCAAGATTCTTTATAGATATGCCATCACTTGCTCAAAGTGTAGGTGCAATATCTCATTCTGAAACAGTTGAGGGATTAGGTGTTAATGCTTATGATCTGCATTTTTTAAATTATAAAAAACCTAAAAATATTAGTTTATCAACACCTTCATCTGAACAGCAAAAAATGAAAATGATTTTTAATGATTCACGATGGACAAAATCTGTTGACTATTTTGGTATGATGGCACATACTTATGATGATCAAATAAATATAATTTTAAAAGAGCATTATATAGATAATAATAATGAAGAAGAAGGTATAACTTATTCTAATTTAAATAATTGTGAGTTTTTTAATTGTCAATTAGAAGGAAGTGCTGATTTTGGTATAT